CATCATAGTAATCACCCCCGCAAGACTCTCTGAACTTCCCAGTCCAGAAAGACTTGTTGACGTTTACTTTTAAACCCAAACGGGCGAGTGCGTCAATCACGAAAGGGACACAGTCTACAGGAACGATCAAATCGTCACCATAGACACGCACATTACCACGGAAAGAGATAATATCTTTCCGCTCAAGTGGGCGTTGCAGCTTCTCTTCGATACCGAGGAATATGGTTGTAAGAAACACCATAGCCTCAATAGGGAAGCAAAGCGCGGATCCCATAGACGCATACTTGTTCAAGGACCATAAAGAAAGTCCTAGAGCAGGTATCTCAGCCTTCGTGGACCTGGTCGCTAGAATCGCCTCTCTTACGAAAGGAAACCCATGCACCAGGGCCAGTACATGCTGAAGGTGAACACGATCAGAAGCCTCACTCAGATCGAGTGTGGCCAGATCGCCTCGACGGCTCCCTCGGCGCGCCAAGTCCCGATTTGGGTCTTGGTGTGTAAAACCGAGGAAGCCAGAGCAGAGATTGTGGCTAGTGTTACTGCCAACTTTCTTACTCTCGAGAGCCTCAATCAATGGATGGAGGATGGCCTGTTGCATATATTGCACGTGAGCCGGCTCCATCGCTATGATGCGGGGCGTTCGAAGCGTCTTAGGCACGGAGATGACCTTTACGGGTATCTCCTCACCAGGATGAAGGATCTTGACGTGATCATAGCGGTAGTGATACCGCCAGTTTGGGATAGCGAAATCCCCGTAGGGGAATAGGCTTTCCAAACGGGAGCTCCATGTATTCAAATCGTACTTCTGGTTTCCAGAAATACGATCTGATGTAGCTCCCGGACCATGCCTCGGCACCAACTCACTAGAATAAATGAGTCGGTCCATCTCAGTAAACACATCTGAGAAGAGGAGACGGGCAATACGGTTGAACTTGTTAAAGTCAAACGTATTATGAGATGCCCAATCTAAAAGATCCTTTTCACATTTAACATAATCCTGAAAGGCGCCAATTTCCCTGGTTTTGCTACAAGGAAGTTGAATCTTTCCGAAAAGCAGCGTAAGCTGCCTAACCGAAAAGATGGAGTCCAAACAGGGTTCTGCTAAAAGAACGCCACTAGAAGAGTCGAAGATCCGACTTAGGAAACCCCTTAAGAACAAGGGGAGACCACCTGATTTCTTGAAACCAAGAAATTGGGTAGAGTCCACGAGACCGGAATCAAGACTATGCTCAAAATCCTTCCCAAAGGAAGGGAGCGTAATCGTGAGGAAGGACAAACCCTCCAATTCGACTCGACTGACGAGCTTTTTATAGTCGTCAGTTGCGCTAGTGTGACACCAACTCGCCAATTCATTGGCAAGTTCACGCCAGAGATCTGTCATGCTTTTCATTACTCCCCTTTATGGAGGTAGTAATCGTGAGCACCATTGACAGAATCCGCATCTACTATTTCAGTAGAGATATCTCATTAATTTGGCCAAGAAGACCATATTAGCGAGATAAAGGCACGCTAGGAACACACAGAAAGTTATCAATTTTCTGTGATCAGAGAGCTGACTAACGTCAGTTCTCCAGACCTAGGAGCTGAGCGACCTTCGCACCTGTGCTTGCCGTGAGGTAAGCCAGGAACGCGTCAACCACTGCCTTCTGGGCAGCGTTGTCGTACCCCGTCTGGGGTACGTCGACGACAAGGTACGCGGACATTCCAGCCTTGACGTTGACTCCTGCAAGCAGGGGGTCAGCGGCAATCTTGCTGTTGTCCAGCCTGATCAAGTGACGTGTCCGAGTTCCCACAGTGTGGGAAACGGACAGCTTGGTCAGAGAATCAGCTGAATTGAAGGCACCGCTACTCGCCCCAGACGAAGTCCGGGGCATAGAGATTGCGACGCCAGAAATTGTGACTGACTGCGGATCGGCAAAAGCCATGGTGCATGTCTCCTTTGTGGGGCTATCCGTGGATGGATAGTCATGTGTAGAGTAACAGGGTTTTGATCGCCCAGCTACCCGTGACCGCCGCTATGGGATAAACCCATAGCAGCAATGATGGCTTTCTGTTTGGTTGATAAACCAGAGTAAGAAACGCCAAATCCATATGGGTTAGCTTGAGTACGCTTCTTAAACTCGCGAATGCGAGTGCGCTGACCTGCGCTCCACGATGTGAGCGAAAAGCCAGTGCCAGAAGGGACAGTTAATATCTCTTTCGTTACAGAATGAGACATTAAATATCCATACTTAAGCACCAATCCATCTTGATTCAACGCCGAGATGTTATTCATAACATCACCTGCGTTTGTGAACCAGTCAAGAGCCCAGGTCCAGGGAGAAGCCTTCCATATACTGGAAGGATCGGGTTTTACACCGAGCAGTTTATCTGCAAGCGCCGCAAATCGCGTCGCCTTCTCCAACTGGCTACCAGATGCTGGAATATGGTACGAGAAAGCACCATTAAACCAGCTTTTTGATTCCTGGTAGTTGTAGTAACTACAACCTGAAGAATCACTCACGCCGGAATTCCCGCCTCGATATACGAAGCAGGTGCTGTTTCCAGCATCAACGTGAGTGGAACTTGGAAACGTGTATCCCACTCGAGTAAGCTTACTCGAGCCCGCCTTAAAGTCATTCAAGATTTGCGAATGTCTTTTTACAGCATGGGCGAAATTTCGCATGTCAGAGACAAGCGGAAGCCATCCAAACTGTACATTGAGGTACTCACCACCAGCTTCATTCGCGAGATGCGTTTGATGCTGCCAGGTCTGTACCCCAGAAGGGGCAGGAACACCATCATGCATTAGCTCCAGCATTGCTGCTGTAGCATTAAATGCAGGATTAGTGGGAATACTTCTAGAGATTGCTGTAGCCCCCTTAACGAATTCAGTTGCATCGCTAGGGGGGTCGGGATGATTAGCAGTTGCGGGGCCGCCAGAAATGACGACATCGCTTCCTTTAAACTTCCCGCCCGTGCACTTACCTAAAGAGTAAATATAGGTATCGCGCTTGAGCAGCCAAGGTCCTCCACAATCGACACGACCCAATAAACTTAGGTTATGACCGATTGAGTCAGACGTCTCTAAAGAGCCAGACAGTTGAGACTGTCCGGATTGTATACCGTTAGTATAACCGTATGCAATAGGTCCATTGCTTTGACGACTTTTTAAAGTCACAATGGGTTACCTCTCTCAAGTTTCCGGCATGAATTAAATGTAACAA